GAACATTTAGAGGAGTTGGAAAAGGTTGTATTGGAAAAGGATCGTATTAACAAGAGACGTTTGGAGATTTCAAAGAATAATATTAACTTGGATATGGGTGATTTGAGCATTTCTGAAAAGCGGACTAGAGTTAATTAACTTTACAAATTTTTTTTTATTGTTGTATATTAATAAACATATGTCAAATAATTTTTTTAGTAGTTTTGACAATTTAAATAAAGAGGACGTTGATAAAAACGTTGATAAAAACGTTGATAGAAATGTTGATAAAAACGTTAAGAGAAATGTTGATAAAAATGTTGATAAAAACGTTGATAAAAACGTTGATAAAAACGTTGATAAAAACCTTGATAAACGACAAGGTAAAAATTTTACTCATTCAATGTATGGTTTGATTGTTGTTGGACCAAAAAAGGGTAGTGAAATAGAGATAAGGTATGTTTTACCATCTAAAATAGAGGTAGAAGTAGGGGTAAATATTGATATTAGGTCATCTAAGTTATTAAATATAGGAGATGTTGTAAATAATTGTGTAATTTTAAGTAAAACTGGTGATGAGACATATCTTTCTCATTGCAAGACATCTATTTTTTTTAAAGAAAATGATTTAATAATAAATAATGATGAAGCTATAATATTAACTGGTCAATTCAAAGACCAGCGTGGTATTATAAAATATAAACAAGAGGCGAAAGTTGGTGTAGCATTTACGGATGGTAGGGCGTCAATATTTAATTTATCAGATATATTTTACAAGGATTTATTATTACAGAATGGCAAGTATTTTAATGTGATTAATGTGGATACAGAAACTATACGTGGTAAAGAATTGGGTGACATCTCTATTAAAACGATAACATTAGATGATATTAAAGAACTGATGCCAGGATTTATATTTCAACCTTTTATACAAGAATCTGAACAGATAGAAGATGCAAATGAAAGGATATTTATGCAAAATGAATTAAGCAATGACTCAGACAATGAATCAGACAATGAATTAAACAATGAATCAGACAATGAATCAGACAATGAATTAAACAGTGAATCAGGTGATTTAGGTGATTTAGGTGATTTAGGTGATGCCTTTGAATCAAAGGCGTCTTTTAAAGATATTGAAAGAACATCAGTTGTATTTTCCGGTTGGACAAGACAACAAAAGGATTATATAAAGATTATAAAGAATATTTTAAACAATCTTGATATAAATGAAGATAATATGAATATGTCAAATATACTGGAAGATATACAAGGTTCGTTAGAACATTTTACCAAGATGATTTCAAAAACTAATTTTGACATGTTGAATTCGTCTATTGATATCTTGATGATAATTGCATGTATAGTTGCATATAGTGTTATAAAGAGGGGTGAGTTTAATTTTTCAAGTATGAAAGAATACGTGAATTATTTATTTAAAGGGGGGTATTTTGTAGGGGATGTAAATAAATCTGTATTAGTAGAGTTACCAGATGTATTTTCTTGTAAAAATTTAAAACGTAGTCGAGTAAATTTAGAGAAAATAAATATGTTGATGGATTGTTTTAATACTATTTTACAAAATGTATTAAATAGAGTTGTGGATATAAGTAAACGCAAGTCTTCTGTAATAGAATACGATACAATTCACAGACGTGAAAATAAATATGAAAAACGTGGGTTTTTATTACCATCAGATTTAAAAAATATATCTAAAGAAGATGTAAATAAAAAGATTTTATGGAATCCTAGATATAAAGATAGAATTGAAAGATGGAGGAGTTATATTAATACAAAGGTAGAGTCATCAAATGGTATAAAGCGTAATATATATGAATTTATAAATAAAAACATAGAGTCGAGTCCTTTAGTATTGTTTAGTTTAAGAATGGAGGTGATAGCATGGATAAAGTCAAGGTATCCAGATACATTTATGGCGTGTAATAATGATAAACAGTGTGAGGAAGATGTTATAACGAAATATATAAAAATAACAATAGATAGTGTATTAGATAAACGTGGTAAATCGAGACAAGTATCAAATGAAGATTATGAAATGCTTCAACGTTACAAAAGTATGCGTGATTTTACAAACCAGTTTATTGAAGATATAGAAAAGGTAGAAGAGCAAGCGAAGCAAGCGAAGGAAGATAAATTAAAAGAGTTATCATCTGATTTGGGTAGTAGTAGATCAAGTATAAGGAGTGTAAAGAGTCCTCGTGAGAAAATGATTAATTGGTTATCAAATAAATTTAGATATAAATTGGATGAAACATGTAAAGATGAAACGTGTAAAGATAGGGATATATCAAATAAATTAAAGGAGATATTATCTAAATACAAGAGCAAATTATCGGATGCTGAAACAGAGATGGTTCAAGATTTTATTTCAGAAACAAAGGAAGAAAGTCCAAAGCAAGAACAGCGTAAGATACCGAAAATTATATTGAGGTTAAAACAACCTGCTGTTATCAAAGAACCAAAACAAGAGGAACGTAAAATACCAAAGATTACATTAAGATTAAAAAAACAACAGGTACCCTTAACACAGAAAACAGACAGTGAAACAGACAGTGACAACGAGTCAATTTCCGAATCGTCAATTTCCGAATTTGAATAGGAATAAGATGTAATTTTTTTTATTTACAATTAATATATGTTTAGAACATTAATTGTATTTATAGCAGGTGTGTATATTGGTCAAGAGTATGGTAATACGATACCGAGTGTTAAACTTAAATCATATGAAATGTACGAATCATTAAAATCTACGGATTTGTACAAAAAAATAAGAGAGGATTTCAATAAAAACAAATAATAATATATGATTTATGTAAAAATATATTATTGTGTAAATAATAATGAATTCAAAGTCAAATAGTAGTTCGAGTTTACATGATAATTCAGATGTTCGTCAAACGGAAAGTATTACAAGTATTCGTCAACATATAATAGAAGGTATGAAAAATGTAAAAGATTTTGTTAATTTGATGGAATTTTTAAATTATGTTTTGAGTGATTGTAGTAATTGTATTAGTGATGTATTAATAGGTGATATAGAGGGGTCAGATTTATACAAATTATCTGGAAAGAGTTTTGAGGATATAAATCTTTGTAAATTGATTAATACAAATCTTGGTGATATAGCAAAAGCCAAGATAAATGATAAGGATTATAGGGTATTAAAAACGTCATTGGTTTTAAAAATAATAAAATTATTTGTAGAAAAGGGATTATTATCAAAGAGGAATAATACGTTTTACTTATTGGGATCAAATAAAAAGTTATCGTGGCTTAATACAAAACAATTAAAATTAAAAGATGTAGAATCGATACCAGATGGTTTAAAACAGGAAATATTTCAAATATTTGGTAAAAAATACGATATATTAGTTTATATAAAGGCGTTATTTTGGTTTTTTAGAAAAGCAGTAGTTGATTCAATAATAAGTGATTTAATAAATAGACGTATATTAAAGAGCGTAGGTGCAATAACGGCTATAAGTGTTGGTTCAACTTCGTTAACATCTGATTACGATATATCAATAGACGCTACATATAAGAGTAGTGCATATATAATATATAATTTTGGGACCTTTATAGAAAAGATATTTAATGATAATTCGGAAAGTTTATTTGATACAAACATATATGGTGCGTCTTTTATAAAAAGAGATATAGAAATTCCAGTAGAAACACCAACTATATCATTAAAAAATAATATAAATAATATGATTACAAATACATTTAGTAATAAACACAAATGTAATCCTGATTTAGATGAATTTTCATATATTAAAAATACAAAGATAAACACCCCACAAAAAATTTGGGCATATATTAAAACTTTATTAAAATTAAATACAATATTAAAACAAGATGACAAATTATACGATAAATTATATTCTAAATTAGAAAATGCAATGAATGAAAATAATTATTTCAAATCAGCTCAGTTATTTGTAAATAAATACGAATCCGATATAGATAATTACAAATACATTGTTAATCGTGTTGGTGAATATTTAAAAAATAATATAAAAATAGATGATGAAACATATTTAATAAGCAATTTTATTAGTTTTGTGAATTACAATGGTTCAGAGACATATTTAACAAACGGTGCATTTTTAGATGTTGTGGTGAATCAACAATTATGTAAAAATGGTGAGTCAATAAAATTGGATAAAGTATTATATTATATTTCTTTTATAGAAAATATATCAGATTTAATGACACATTATCATAAAAAGAAATATAGAAATAGATGTATGGATGCATTAAATAATTTTCTTGAAAAGAATATAAATATATTTGGAGAGAATTGTAAAAAATATATAAATGATATAAGTGAAATCCAAGATAAATGTGAAAAAAATGTATTAGATTGTAATTCTTTTAAATTGATGGATAAATGTATAGATTGTATAATAGAAATATCAAAAATGGATGATAATGGTGATATAAGAGAAACAGAATTATTTGATAGTATAATTTTTCCAGTGGATAATAAAATGGATATAGAAGATGAATTGGGGCAGATTATATAAAGAATTTTATTTAGGTATATTTTGTAATATATCTTGGTTAGAATTGTTGATTTCTAATGTTGGGTATGAAGAGTGTAATTCTTTTATTTTTTCTGGTAATAATTTTTTAATAGTGTCTGGTGTTAAAACTAGTTCTTGTTCATTCATTTTTTTTTGTAGTGTTTGTAATATTTTTAATCGTACAAAATTTGGATCTAATGAAATAAAGTTTTGTCCGATATAAGTCAAGAAGATATATTCAGTTAATCCGACGAATAATAATATTACAAAGTTTGTTTCAAGTATACTTTGTAAATTTAATGTGTAATATTTGGCGAGTATGATAGTGAATAATAGTCCTCCGATGGCGACTAAAATTAAAATATTAAATGCGCTACGTTGTAGTTCTGTGTTTTTGAGTTCTACTTGTTTATCAGCATTTGTCATATCTGGCGGTGATAACTGTGATGCGAGTTTTTGTGCGGTGGGTTTATCTATAAATGTAGAAAGATCTTTGGCGATATAATCGGCGACAAGTTCGCTTTGTCCCTTAACGACGTTTTCTTCGATGGTTTTACCATATGTAAAAAAGAAAATTCCGATAAAAGTTGAAATCATAGTGACATTCATTACAATATTTGAAATTTGAAGAGGGTTCATATTTTTTTTATTATTATTAATAGTAAAGAAATTATTTTCTTGTTAATTATTAAAACAAATGAGATCAATAAGTTGTAGATTAGGTTCTGATAATTTAACATTTTCGATAAATGTAGTGGTGCACGTATTAATATTATTTACATTTTTGACAATGTTTTTTATATTTTTTGTGAGTAATTTGACAAAGGGAATGTTTGAGACAGAGATAAGTCATTTGATAGGTCATAATATAGAGGATATGATTGATAAATTGGATGAGGAGACCAAGCAGAATTTGAAATTATTTACAAAGGCTGTTCCATTAGATAAATTAATAAAAAAGTTTGAAGAGCCAAGTGAATATGTATTAGAACATAATAAATGGGTGAAATTATCAGCAATAGCGGTAGCGATAGTAGGTGTGGTAGTTTTGGTATTAGTATTATATATATTATATAATACGTGTGGACAATGTGTGCCATTAAAACATATATTGATGGAAAATGTAATAGTATTTGCGTGCGTGGGTGTAGTGGAATATTTATTTTTTACACGTATTGCATTAAAATTTGTACCTGCTCCTCCAAGTTTATTAGTATCATCGTTAATAAATAAATTCAAGAGTAGTATAATTGAAAATACATTATGAATAAAAAACTGAAAAATAATTATTAAATAATAAAATTAATAATTAATTAATTAAAATATTAGTTGTGTGTGTTTGTGTGAATATGTTGGATCACATTTTTTATTAAATCTTGTATAATATGTTGATTTTAATTACTATTTTATTTTTTTTTTGTGTGGATATGTTTGGATATATGTTGGATATATGTTGGATTACAT